CCTTCAACTTTTATGGGATAAGGCTCATAGATATTACATTGCCACGTTATCGGTCGACGTAGCTCATTCAATCCATTGTGAAAGCGCAAAATTGTTTTATTACCAACGATTTTACTTAAATCTAGGTCATACAAATCAATCACTGCACCTTGCTCTATTTTTGCAATATCCAGCAACATTTTTTGCGGTATCATACGACAACCTCCTCAAATGTTGTGGTAATTGATACTGAAGTGTTTTTAACGTTTGTTGACCATGATGGACATTTAACTGTGATTAATCGATTGGTGTTTGGCTCTCGCCATTTGAAGGCATGAACACCACCATGCCGCGTTAGAAAGTCATCAATCATAGCAGCATCATCTCTAGGAACATTCAAACTTACGTCATATAAACGTAGATCGTTATTAATCCCATCTCTAACGCGTTGTTCGTAACCATCACCAAATTTGATAAGTTTGACCCTTGGTTCAGCTTTAACTGTTAAACCTGGAGCAAGCTCCCAACTGAATGTTTCCATATTTTCTCCAGACAATAAAAAACCGCCAACAGGCGGTATGT